CAAGAGTATGACTTTGAAAAATATGTTGATGAGTGGACTAGTAGAAAAGGTGGTTATGAAGTTGATGAGGAGATCGTTAAAAAGTTTTCTCTAACAAGTGATAGATAATGAATAAATTGGAGTATATATTATGGCAGATTTCTTATGGGTGGAACAATACCGTCCAAAGACTATTGAAGATTGTATCTTACCAGAGGATACAAAGAAAACATTTTTAGAATTTTTAGATAAAAAAGAATTACCTAATATGTTATTAACTGGTACTGCTGGTACCGGTAAGACAACTGTAGCACGTGCATTGTGTGAGCAGTTAAACCTTGATTATATCATAATCAATGGCTCAGACGAGGGTCGTCAAATAGATACATTGAGGCATAAGATTAAGAACTTTGCCACTACAGTATCATTCAATACAGAATCAAGACACAAAGTTGTTATCATGGACGAGGCAGATTATATGAACGCTGAGTCTGTACAACCTGCATTAAGAGGTTTCATTGAAAGTTTTTATAACAACTGTAGATTTATATTCACTTGCAACTATAAGAACAAGATAATACCTGCTTTACATAGTAGATGTACTGTTATTGATTTTAAAGTTACCAATGGTCAAGTAAAGAAAACGGCCATGTCTTTTATGAAACGTTTAGAAAATATTCTAAAAGAGCAAGAAGTTGAATATGATAAGAACATCTTAGCTCAATTAATTGAAAAACACTACCCAGACTTCAGGAGAACGATTAACGAATTACAAAGGTATTCAGTACGTGGTAAGATTGATAGTGGTATACTATTCAATTTGAAAGAAACGGACTACAAAAACCTTATGTCCTATCTACATAAAAAAGAATTTGATAATATGCGTAAGTGGGTAATACAGCATTTAGATATGGATGCCACTGATTTATTCAGAGGTGTGTATGATCATTTATCAATTAGTTTAGATCCTAAATCGGTACCTCAAGCAATACTTATTATTGCTGGCTATCAATACAAGGCTGCTTTTGTGGCAGACCATGAAATCAATGTAATCGCTTGTTTGACCGAGATTATGGCAAATTGTAAGTTTAAATAAGTGAACGTATAAATAAGATCAAAATGAATTATATCATTTATAATATTAAAGATAAAGAAAGAAAAGACAAGTGGCCAAGAGAACAATATTTAGAACAATTATAGTTAGAATGAGAATGTGGTATGCAGATATACGAGGACATCATGGAAAACGTTGGGATTATGAACCTGGCGATTGGTATATGGGTAGACATAACAAACGAAAGTAGAAAGGTTTTGCCCTTTTAGCTCAGCTGGTAGAGCAACTGATTTGTAATCAGTAGGTCATCTGTTCGACTCGGATAAAGGGCACCAGAATTATATTATGTACGAATTAAAAGATTATCTAAAAGCAATTAACGAGACCAAGGTCAATTTGTTGAATACAACAGATCAAGCCTGGACTAAAAAATACCCACCATTTATAATAAACAAGTGTTTATCTATGTTTTGGGATACACTTCCACATGCCAATGAAATGAATGGTTATCACTTCTTGGACAAGGATATACAGTTCCAATTTTTACTAAATAGTGTTAGAACAAAGAAGCGGTTTGGAGGCAAGTGGATTAAAAAACAAAAACTGCATGATTTGGAAGTTGTTAAAGAGTATTATGGTTACAGTAATGAAAAAGCGAGAACAGCCTTACAAGTACTTACACCAGAAAATATTATTAAAATTAAAGAAGCCTGTAACAAGGGCGGGAGAACTAAATGAATGAAGAAGTAACTTGGACACAAGAGAGTATGTTAGAGGTCACCTTGACCCAACCAGACGATTTCCTAAAAGTAAGAGAAACATTAACACGAATTGGTGTCGCAAGTAGAAAAGATAAAACTCTTTTCCAATCATGTCATATTTTACATAAGCAAGGTAAGTATTACATAGTACATTTTAAAGAGTTGTTTGCCCTAGATGGTAAAAAAGCAACCTTAATAAACAATGATATTCAACGTAGAAATACAATAGCCGTTCTATTACAGGACTGGAATTTAATTGATATTGTTCTAAAAGAGACAGCAGTATCTAACAAAGCACCATTATCACAAATAAAAGTTTTACCGTTTAAAGAGAAAAAAGAGTGGATATTATCTGCTAAATATAACATAGGTAAAAAAATTGTTAAGGAAAATGGTCAAGATGAAAATACCAAAGTTTAGAGACTACATAACAGAGCAAGATAATAGTCGTGATGAAGACAATATCACGGTTGCTATTCTTACTATAAACGATTCAGATAAACCTAATAAGGATTCAACTGTTGAACTTATAGAAAAAGCATGTAAAAAGAAGAAGATAGAATGTATTATTGTAAATACTAAATCAGCAATTATCACAGACAAAGACGAAGAAAAGAATACCCTTACAGTTTATAATTACGATGGTAAAGATGGCGAATACACCTTTACAGGTAGAGATACACTTTGTATAACAAGAGCAGGTGCAGTAGAAGACGAAGCTGGTCTTTCTTTAATATCTGCCTTTCAAAACTCATCAGCATTTATGGCTAACACAAGAGCAGCGATGTTAACTTGTGATAACAAACTTACGTCTGCTTTACTATTTGAAAAATTTGGTATACCTACACCTACAACATCTTTTATATCTAACGAAAAGAATATAAAAGCAGGACTAGATAAGGTTGGTGGTAAATTTCCTATAATCTTAAAGACATTAACTGGTACACAAGGTATCGGTGTAATTAAAATAGAAAGTTATGAGGGCCTAGTTGCAACAGCACAAGCAATGTGGAAACTAGAGTCTGAACTTTTAATACAAGAATTTATGCCTACGAAGTTTGACGTTAGAACTTTCGTAGTAGATAACAAAGTTATTGCATGTACAAAAAGAGTACATAGTAGTTATGACTTTAGATCAAATACACACAGAGGTGCTGAAGCAGAACCTTACATATTAAGTGAAGAAGAATATGAATTGGTTTTAAAAACTGCTAGAGTTTCAAAAGCATATATGGTTGGAGTTGATCACATAGTATTTAATAATAAACCATACATTTTAGAAATCAATGGTAGTCCAGGATCAGGTGCTGATTACGAGGGTTACCAATATAAAGATTACTATTCAGTAGGCGAACCATCTGGAAGAATAGATGGTGAAAAAATGATGGAGTTTTTAGTTGATTATATTTCACAAAGAAAACATTGGGATAGACAAGCACTTTTAGAATGTGGTTGGCTTGAGACAGTTGAAATAGATGGCGTTGGTAAAGTTAGAGCTAAACTTGATAGTGGTAACGGATCAAAAGCATGTGCTTTACATGCCGATAAAATTTTAGAAAAAGATGGTAAAATTATAAAATGGAAATATGACGGTAAGATTTTTAGTAAACCTAAACATGGTGTAAGTAAAATCTTTAGAGCAAATGCTGAGGGTGAAGAACCATCTGAAATTAGACCTACAGTATTATTAGATATTACATTTAATGGTTTCACATATAAAGATATAGAAGTTGGATTAGATAGTAGACCTAGAGCTGCTTCAGACTTACTAGTCAATAGAGATTTAATGCGATTGATGAATGTCAGTATAAACCCTAATAGAACATTCGCCTTGAGCAAACGGTTAAAACCGATAAACAAAAAAGATTAGTCGTTGATAAGAAGACAATAACTATGCAGGACCTCGGTGCAATACCGAGCAACTCCACCATTAAACCAAAATTTATGGGGTTGAAATAGGATCGACTCGTAGGTAAAACTTCTAGGAGATTAATCGCTAACATCGTACTGTTAATTAAATGCTAACTCACAAGGTTTCGCATTAGCAGCTTAGTCTGCTAGGGGTTTGCCTGTACCTCGCAACAGAAACAGGCGCTTGACAAACCGCTAAATATATGATATATTATAACAATAAACAAAAGGAAATATTATGCAAGAAGTGAAAATATTAAGACTATCTACAGGCGAAGATGTAATTGCTAAGGTAGGAGAAAACGACCAAGGGGTAAGTTTAAAGAACCCATTTGTAATCATACCACAACAAAAAGCACCAGGACAACCAATACAATTAATGATGTCTTTGTACAATGCGTTTGGTAAAAGCAATACTATTACAGTAGCTAAAGATAAAATAGTCTTTATAACAGACCCTAAAGACGAAATCTTAAAATCATACGAGAATAACACAAGCACTATCATTGCACCAAAGCCAGGACTAATCACAGAAAATAAGTGATAACTGTTAACTTTATCAGGACAAACAACGAAAAAGTCCAAGTTAAAGTACCTGCTGGTTGGACAGTAATGGAGGCGGCTAAAGAAGCATGTCTAGATGAAATTCCTGCCAGTTGTGGTGGCTGTTGTGCCTGTGGTACATGTCACGTGTACGTAGGTAATGCCTGGATTGCCAAACTAGGTGAAATAGATTATAATAGTACTGAACAATGTATGTTAGAATACGAAAAATCATACAAGAAAGGCATAAGCAGATTGAGTTGTCAACTACCATTAACAGAGGAACTTGACGGAATAACACTACACTTATTAGATGATGAACTTTTATAAATCAGTAATAGAACATAGAGGCAAACTTCTTGTAAGAGGTATACATGAAGGCCAAGACTATAAAGAAAAGATAGATTTTGGTCCTACTTTATATTCGTTAACTCAAAAAGAAAGTAAGTTTAAAACTTTAGATAATAGAAATCTAAACCCAATAAAATTCAAAGATATATCTGCCGCTAGACAATTCAGACGTGAAGTTGCAACTCAAAACTCTCCTGTCTATGGTCTAGAACGTTATCATTATCAGTACATCAACGAACAATTTCCACAAAACATCAAGTGGGATAAAAAGTTTATTAAAATATTCACAATAGATATTGAGACTACAGTAACAGATGGTTTTCCAGATGTGGATAACCCTACCGAAGAAATCATTTGTATTACAGTTAAAAATCAAACTAACAAACAAATATTAACGTGGGCTAAAGGTGACTATCATACAGATAGGACAGATGTAACTTTTATTAAATGTAAAACAGAAAATCAACTCCTTATGGAGTTTATGAAATTCTGGTTAAAGAACTATCCAGATGTTGTTACAGGCTGGAATACTAAATTCTTTGATCTACCATACTTGATGAATAGAATTAAAATGGTTGCAGGTGAAAAGGTTGCAAACAAGATGTCGCCATGGGGACTTGTGGATAAAATTGAAGTCATGGTAAGAGGTAGACCACAAACCTCATATGTTTTAAAAGGTACCGTAATGTTAGATTATCTTGATTTGTATAGATGGTTTATTCCTACTAGGCAAGAGAGTTATAAACTAGACTTCATTGGTGAAGTAGAACTTGGCCAAAGAAAAAATGAAAACCCTTATCCAACCTTTAGAGAATTTTACGAGAAAGACTTTCAAAAGTTTGTTGATTATAACATACAAGACGTAGAACTTGTTGACGCTTTAGAAGATAAACTTGGTCTAATTGAATTAGCATTAACTGTCGCATATGAATCTAAAGTAAACTATGATGATATATTTTCACAAGTAAGAGTCTGGGATACTTTGATTGCTAATCATCTATTGGCAAAAAACATATGCATACCACCAAGAGAAGAACATAGTAAAGATACAAAATATGAAGGCGCCTATGTAAAAGACCCTACAGTTGGTCAGCATAAGTGGGTATGTTCTTTTGATATTAACTCACTATATCCTCATATCATTATTCAATACAATATTTCTCCTGAAAAGATAATAGGCCAAGATCCATCTGGTATTTCTGTAAACAAGATGTTGAAAAAAAGTTTAGACTTGTCACATTTAAAGAATGAAAATGCGTGTGTTACACCTAATGGTGCTAAGTTTAGAAACAATGGTCAAGGTTTCTTACCTGAAATGATGGAAACAATGTACAATGAACGTGTCATTTATAAGAAAAGAATGATCGCCGCTAAAAAACAATATCAGAAAACACCAACACCAGAATTACAAAGAGAAATTGCAAGATGTCATAACATTCAATGGGCAAGAAAGATTGCCTTGAACTCAGCTTATGGTGCAGTTGGTAACCAATACTTTAGATTCTATGATGTAAGACAAGCAGCTGCTATTACAACAGCAGGTCAATTCATTATTAGATTCATTGAAGAAAAGGTTAACACTTATATGAATACTATTTTAAAATTAAAAGATGAAGACAAACAAGATTATATCGTGGCTTCTGATACAGATTCAATCTATGTAACACTAGATAAGTTAGTAGAAAAAACATGTCAAGGTAAAGACAATGACCAGATATGTAACTTTATAGACAAAGTTGTTAACAGTAGACTAGAACCTTTTATTGAAAAATGTTTTGATGAACTATCTGACTATACAAATGCATTTAAGAACTGTATGGTAATGAAACGAGAAGTAATTGCCAACAAAGGTATATGGGTTGCAAAGAAAAGATATATGTTAAACGTATTAGATGATGAGGGTGTAAGACTTTCTGAACCTAAATTAAAGATCATGGGTATTGAGGCAGTTAAATCATCAACACCACAAGTTTGTAGAGGTAAGATTAAAGAAGCAATCAAAATCATTATGAATAAAGATGAAGATACTTTACAGAAATTCATTGCAGAATTTAAAACAGAGTTTAATAGTTTGTCTGCTGAAGCAATATCTTTTCCTAGATCATGTAACAATATTAAAAAGTATAGAAACCCAGCAACCATATTCAGTAAAGGTACACCAATACATGTTAAAGGTTCTTTAATATATAATCAAAAACTACGAGAACTTAAATTACATAAACAATATCCTTTCATTAAAGAAGGAGATAAGATTAAATTCTTAAAATTAAAAGAAGCTAATCCATTTAGATTTGATGTGATAAGTTATATTACAACCTTACCTGTAGAGTTTAAACTACAAGAATATATAGATTACGAAACACAATTTGAAAAGACTTTCCTTGACCCTATGAGATTTATCTTACAGGCTATTGGTTGGTCACAAGAAAAGAAAGCAAGTTTGGATGCATTTTTTAGTTAGATGAAAAAATATATAGAAGACTTTTTTAAGTGGGTTAAAGGTACTGAACTAGTTGAACTAGACGACATAGATGTATCCGAGGATCCAGTTAGACCTGAACTGACTCTAGGTTTTAGAATTACACACGATAGAAAGATACTAGGATTAAAATACGAAGATAAGATTATAGCAATTGTTTGTATTGCAGTTTGTCCTGAAGTGCCACATACTGTTAGAGAAATGGATTATATGTCCAGAGTAAAAGACGGTAACGTTGTTGTTGCATATACAGTATGGTCTCGTAAACGAGGTGCAGGTCAAGAGATTATTAATAAACTAGCCAAGTATGTAAAAGAAAAACAATATAAAAGACTAGTTACTTTATCTCCTCTAACACCAATGGCAACTCATTTTCACATTAAGAACGGTGCTAAACAAGTACATATAAATGATGTAACACAAAATTTTGAATATGATCTCAACAAAAAAATATAACATAATCTATGCCGATCCTCCTTGGCATTTCCAGAATTATAATAATGAAACTGCTCAGACTAATCCAGATAAACATTATCCTACTATGACAATGAAAGATATAGAAAATTTACCAATAGGTGATCTTGCAGATACCGATTGTGTATTGTTTATGTGGTGTACAGACCCATTATTACACAAACAAATACCTCTAGTTGAGAAGTGGGGATTTACATACAAGACAGTAGGTTTCACATGGGCAAAAACAAATAAGACTAGAATAAAAAATTACTTCTTTAAAGGACCTGGATATTGGACTAGGGCCAACACTGAAACATGTATCTTGGCAACAAAAGGTAAACCTAAAAGAGTTGGTAAAAATGTAGATAGATTAGTTGTGAGTGAACGTAGAGAACACAGTAGAAAACCAGATAGAATACGAAGTGATATAGTTGAATTGTGTGGTGATTTACCAAGAATAGAATTATTTGCTAGAACTTCTATGCCTGGCTGGGACGTATGGGGAAACCAGGTTGACAAATTTAATTAAACATGATATACTATAACTATGAAAACTAAAACATTAACTACTGAACAGGCATTGTATTGTGCTAACATATTTAATGATTACTTCGGTAAGTTTAGTCGTATAGATCAGTATATGAGAGATCAAAAACTATCTCAAATATCAGATGTACCGGCTGCATTACCTGGAATGGGTTTAGAGGGTGAAATATTTTCAAACTTTGATATGTCACCTAAAGATATGGACTTTGAAATATTAGAACCAGATAATGAGACGTATGATACATTATTAAATATGACTTCTTCTCATACTAATATGTCAAGTGTACCTGGTAAAAATTTAAAGATTGCAATAAGAGAAAAGAATAGTGGTCAATGGGTAGGTTTTATAAGATGTGGTTCTCCTGTTATAAACATGAAACCAAGAAACGAATTATTAACTCATGTACCAGAATTAGTAAGTTTTAATAAGACTTCTATTATGGGATTTGTTATAGTACCAACTCAACCTTTTGGTTTTAATTACCTAGGTGGTAAACTACTAGCAGCTATATGTTGTAGTCACACTATAAGAGAAAAATTAAATACAAAATATGGTATGAACTTATCATTATTTGAAACTACAAGTTTATATGGTAATAGTAAATCATCAAGTCAATATGATGGCATGAAGCCTTATTTAAGATACAAAGGTTTAACTGATAGTGACTTCATACCTTTGATACATGGCAAACCTTTCCATGACCTATCTGACTATGCTGAAGATTGCGTTGGTCAACTTGTTAAACAAGACGCTTCAAGTAGAAAATTAAAACAAACACAAGCTATAATTGCTTTAGTTAAAAGATCACTATCAGGTAATAATTTAGAAACTTTTAATACAACTATAAGTAATGCAAAGAAACTAACTGAAAGAAAAAGATACTATGTTAGTGACTATGGTATCAAGAACTATCTAGATATAGTAAAAGATAACACTAAAGAAATAATCAAAGGTGAGAATTGGGATAAATTTGAACTAAATAATATCATACAATGGTGGAAAAAGAAAGCAGAATCAAGATATAATAAACTAAAAGAAGATGGTAGATTAAGGAATGATTTAGAAATTTGGACACCAGAGGCAGAAATAGACATTATCAGGTGACATTGATGGCAATAGCAGAGAATCACTATAACGAATTAAAAGAATATTGGGACTTCCAAAGGAAGAGAGAATACAATTACGAACAACTATGTAATGTATGCGACAATATAGGTTCAAACTTTAGGTTTACCAATGGTAAAAACGGTGATGAACTAAAAAAAGATTTATGGAACAAAATACAACCGGACGAGTATGAAGAGCCACCTAAAGATTGGGTTCCACAAGATGAGAAGTATAGACTATGGAACGAAGGAACACCAAAGAAATTTAAGGTGTCCTTTAAGAAAATGAAAACAGTACAAGCTTGACAATATCTAAAAGATATGTTATAGTTAGTACATTATAATTAAGGAGATAATAATATGAGTGATTTTTTAAAAGACATAATCAAAGAGAGTGGAAATGAGTATGCAGGCTTAGTAAGTGATGGTATGGATAGTGATGTATCAAGTTTCATTGACACAGGTTCTTATTCTTTTAATGCTCTACTATCTGGTAGTATCTATGGTGGATTACCAGCAAACAAAATTACAGCAATCGCCGGCGAGGCAGCAACAGGTAAAACATTTTTTGCATTAGGTATTGTACAGAATTTTTTAGATGTAAACAAAGACGCTGGTGTTATTTACTTTGAATCAGAAAGTGCCGTATCAAAAGACATGATTGAAAGTCGTGGTGTTGATGGTACTAGAATGGTTGTTGTACCAGTTGCTACAGTACAAGAATTTAGAGCTCAATCAATAAAAATTATTGACAAATATTTAGAACAACCAGAGAAGACTAGAAAACCTTTGTTGTTTGTATTAGATAGTTTAGGTATGTTATCTACTACGAAAGAAATGGAAGACACAGCCGCTGGTAAAGAAACAAGAGACATGACAAGATCACAAATTGTTAAGTCAACTTTTAGAGTATTAACATTGAAACTAGGTAAAGCAGGTATTCCTATGATTATGACCAATCATACGTATGATGTTATTGGTTCAATGTTCCCTCAAAAAGAAATGGGAGGTGGTTCAGGACTAAAATACGCTGCCTCATCAATCATCTATTTAAGTAAACGTAAAGAAAAAGAAGGTACGGAAGTAGTTGGTAATATTATACATTGTAAAAATTATAAGTCTAGATTGACAAAAGAAAACGCACAAATTGATGTTAAGTTAACCTATAAAAAAGGTCTTGATAAGCACTATGGTTTATTAGATATGGCAGAAGCAGCCGGTATCTTTACCAAAACTTCTACAAGATTTGAAACACCACAAGGTAAGGTGTTTGGTAAAACCATCAATGACGATCCAGAAAAGTATTTTACAAAGGAGATATTAACCAAAATAGATGAATACGCCAACAAAAAATTCAAATACGGATCAGACGAAGAATAAGAAGTATGTCTTTGCACAAAAGACTGGTGACGATTTTACGGCTATAAAGTTACTTGAAGATAAGTACAGAAATGTAATCTACAAGTACGGTAAAGTTGCGTTTGCTAAAGACGAAAAGCCAGATGGTACATTGCCAATGAAGTTTGATTATGATATACTAACCAATCCAGAATCAAAAGACATTGAGAACCAAGAGTTTATAGATTACATAGGTGACATATTGATAGAAGTAATGGAACAACAATTAAATAATGGAAAGGTAGAGTTCAGTGAATAACGAAAGAATAGAAGTCACCATATTAAGAAACTTAATGTTTAACGAACTGTATATGCGAAAAGCAATACCGTTTTTAAAAGACATATACTTTTCTAAAAGAGAAGAATCAATATTGTTTTCAGAAATATATTCCTTTGTTGAGAAGTATCAGAATCTTCCTACTAAAGAAACCATTTTGGTTGAAATGGGTTACAGAAAAGATTTAAATGATCAAGACGTTGCTGGTGTAAAAGATTTAGTGGCACAGTTAAGTCCTGAAGATGTTGATTCAAAATGGCTTATAGATACTACAGAAAAGTTTTGTAAAGATAGAGCAGTACATAATGCCGTACTTGATGGTATTAAGATACTTGATGGTAAAGACAAAGAGAGACAATCGGAGGCGATACCAAGTATCTTGGCAGACGCCTTATCAGTTTCATTTGACAATCATATCGGGCATGACTATCTTAACGACAGTGATGAAAGATTTAATTGGTATCATACAAAAGAAAAGAAGTATCAATTTGATTTAGGTTACTTCAATAGAATTACAAAAGGTGGTGTACCAAGTAAGACTTTAAATATTGCTCTTGCAGGTACAGGTGTTGGTAAATCATTGTTCATGTGCCACGTAGCTGCTAGTTTCTTAGCACAAGGATTAAACGTATTATATATTACTTTAGAAATGGCAGAGGAAAGAATTGCAGAAAGAATAGACGCTAACTTATTAGATGTTTCTATGGACGATCTACATGATATGCCAAAATCATTATATGAAGATAAGATAACAAAAATTAAAGATAAGACTAAAGGTCAATTAATTATAAAAGAATATCCTACAGCGTCTGCTCATAGTGGTCACTTTAGAAGTTTATTAAATGAACTGTCTTTAAAGAAAAGTTTTAAACCACAAGTGTTGTTTATTGATTATCTAAACATTTGTTCTAGTAGTAGATTTAAAGGTGGTAATATATCATCGTATTTTTATATTAAGGCAATCGCTGAAGAATTAAGAGGACTTGCCGTAGAGTTTGATATGCCTATCTTTAGTGCAACTCAAACAACTAGAACAGGATTTGTTTCAACTGATATTGGTTTAGAAGATACATCTGAATCATTTGGTCTTCCAGCAACGGCAGACTTTATGTTTGCTTTGATGTCTAATGAAGAGCTAGAGCAGTTAGGACAAATGAAAGTAAAACAATTAAAGAATAGGTATAACGATCCTTCTTTACATCGTTCTTTCATTATAGGTGTAGATAGAGCCAAGATGAAACTATATGATGTTGAAAACAATGCTCAAAACATTGTAGACAAAGGACCAGAACCTAAAAAAATAGATAACCCTTACGATAAATTTTCGGATTTTAAAGTATAATATGGCTACACAAAAAGTAAGATTTAATAAAGAAGATAGAAGACCTAGAGCAAATAAAGATTACGATAAGGTATCTTATTCAAAGAAGATGGTTAAGAAAGGTCGTAAGATTATATGGCAAGTTAAAGAGAAACCAACTAATAATATTATTGCACATTATTTTTTTGAAGAAGACGCAGATAAACTAGTTAAATTTCAAAACAAAAATAGAGTGTGGGAAATGAACGGTGGTGTTCCAAAGTTTCTATGGATTAACAACATATAGTACTTGCCATCTTCTTATAAATATGGTATAAGAAAGTTATGGCATACAATTTAGCAACACTATCAACACTGGTACAACACGTACCTTCAAAATTAAAAGGTGATTTTACATCTATATTAAAATTGATGGACGAGGGTGGTTACTATGGCGATGACGCTCCGGTAACTAAAAGTAAGACGTACACAGTAAAACTTACTCCTTCAAATTTTTATAAGGTATGTGATTTACTAATAAAGAAGTATGACGCAACCATTAAACAAGGTGCTAAAAAATCAGCAGACGTTATAATACAAGAATTTAAAATTAAGTTTGTAGAGACAGGTAAGAAATCAGTAGGTTCTCTAGACGCAACAGTTGTACAGAAACAAGAACTTGCCTCACTTTGGATTATTCAAAGATCATTAAAAGATAAAAAGAAGTATACATGTCCTGAAGATATATCAAGAGACGTAAAGTATAAAGAACTAGTAGCAATATATCCAGATGTTATGGAAGATGGTTGGCTGGATAATTTTTATCAACAACAAAAGAAGATGTTAGAAGTTTTTTCTGGTGTAAACTTTACAGAATATAATAGAGACGGTGGTTTTATGACTTATATCTCTAACTTAATAAGAGACAAGTTTAAAATATCTAAAAAAGATAGTTGGAATCCTGCTGACATATGGTTAATTAGTAATGAAACTTTAGTAAGAAAAACTATTGATCAGGCCATGGCAGGCAAGTCTGTATCTATTTCAAAATTAAATGATGTGATGAAGATACTATATGCAAAAAATAAATTAGCAGGTGTATCTTTAAAGAAAGTATCAGGTAACGTAGCAAGATTTGAAGAAGTAAATACTAAAAACGCATTAATGAAAGACGCCAAGTTTGTAATGAAGTTAGATAAATCAGTTATGAATATGAAAACTCAATCAGACAAAACATTATCGTCCTCTGATATGAGAATAGATATTAAATCTTCTAATGATGTATGCGAATTTCAGGTCAGACAAAACGGAAAAGGATTTAATCAGAATTTAAAATTTGATGGTAAGTTTAAAGGTGCTGGAGCTGCTCGTGTAGGTAAAGTGCCGTTAGATTTACTAGCCAAATTACTACTAGAGTATGGTGTAGGTAACAATGCTAGTAAGTTTTTTGTAAACAAACATCAAATGTATCCTAAAACTTTAAAAGATTTTGATAAAGTAAAAAAGGTTTACCAAAATAGATTTGATTTTGTAAATAAAAAGACGGAAACGGGTATAAAGAATAGTGATTTTACACCTAATATGATCAGATCGTTCAACTCGGCTGACTTAAAGAACGGTGTATCACATACAAAGCTAATGGAACTAGACTTTCTTTATTGCATTTACAAGATACCAGAAGCAAAAAGAAACAAAATGCTTACAGATATGGTGTACTTGGCAGAGAAAAGAGGGTCGCAATTTGGTCCATTTGGCAAGTTGTACTAGTATAAATAGAGGTAACAACAAAAATGTTGTTTGAGTTATTAAATGGGATAGTGATTATAGTTATGGAATAAATGAAGGAAATATGTTTAATTTTAAAGGTTTTATTACAAAAGAAAAGAACACACATTTAGAACACCTAGAAGACGATATAATTAATAGGGGTTCTGTAGGTGGAGATAATGCTGTTAAGTTTCTAAAGTCAATTAGAAACATGCTAGCAGGTTCATCTGGTGGTAAAGTAAATATGTCTGTTAAGTGGGACGGTGCTCCCGCTATTGTAGCAGGTATTAATCCAGAAAATGGTAAATTCTTTGTTGGTACTAAATCAGTATTCAACGCAACACCAAAAATCAATTATACTTCAGGTGATATATCTTCCAACCATTCAGGTCCGGTTGCAGAGAAATTGAATGTATGTTTAAGAGAATTAAAAAGATTAAGAATAAGAGGTATCTACCAAGGCGATTTACTTTTTACAAATGATACAGTAACAAAAGTTATAGACGGTGAAAGTATGATTACATTTACACCAAACACTATTACATATGCTGTACCAGCCAACTCAACAATAGGTAAAAAAATTAGAAGAGCAAGAATAGGAATAGTATTTCATACTTACTATTCAGGCAAAACTATGAAATCATTAAATGCTGGTTTTGGTACTGTGTCTGGTAAATCAGGATCATCTTCTATATTTTTAGCAAGTGCTGGTTACACTGATACATCTGGTTCATCTACATTTACAAAGAGTGAACTATCTAGATTTGATAGTCTAATAAGAATGGCAGAGGGTTCTTTAAGTAAAGCTTCAACAATACTAAATGAAATGTCAAGAAACAAAGACGCCTTATCTGTAGGGTATAGATTAAAATCTTTCTTCAATCACTATATAAGAAACACACAAGGCCATATGGCCAAAGTAAAATCAATGCAAGGTATGTTTAGAGATTACTACAAGAACATATTACAGGCAGAGATAGACGCCAAGAAATCAGATAAAGGTAAACAAAAATATAGAGATATATTAGATACAAATTTAAAGTATATTGATAGAAATGAATCAGCATTGTATTTTGCAATCGCTAGTCATATCAGTTTACAAAATGCAAAGAACTTTTTAGTAAGTAAGCTATCACAAGTACAAAACATAGGTCACTTCATAAGAACATCAACAGGTTACAGAGTAACTAATCCAGAGGGTTATGTTGCAGTAGATAGATCAGCGGGTGCAGTTAAACTTGTGGATAGACTAGAATTTAGTAGAGCCAACTTCACGATTAGTAAAGATTGGGTCAAAGGATAAATATAAACAATGAAAACTTATAAAGAATACGAAAACAAATTAGATCATATTGATAGCTTATGCGAAGATATGAAATATGACGACCTTGTAGTTGAAGAAATTGAACATCAAGGAAAGAAAGTAAAACTAAACAACCCTACTAGAACACCTGGTGGACCAGGTAAGTTTGCAGTGTACGTTAAGAACGATAAAGGCAATGTTGTCAAGGTAACTTTTGGTGATCCTAATATGGAAATTAAAAGAGACAGTGAAGCAAGACGTAAATCTTTCAGAGCAAGGCACAACTGTGAAAATCCAGGTCCTAAATGGAAGGCAAGATATTGGTCATGTTATCAATGGAGAGCTGGTGCAAAGGTAGATAATTAAAAATGGAGATACTATGTATATAAAAGGTGGAATGAAAAAACTTTCCAAGGCTATCGCCAAGTCAGCGAAAGAAGGATTTGACAAAGAGATAGCACAAGCACAAGAAGAAGAAAATCAAATACAGGCAATGGAACGACAAGCGGCTGGTTTACCACCAATTGATGAACCAGAAACGATGAAGTTTCCTACGCCAGAACCATCAAAGGAACAACCAACGGAAGAAGTTCCTTATGTAGAACCGGAGATTATAAGAGTGAATGAAAACTATGACCCCTTAAAAGGAAATTTAACAATGACTGAAAAGTGCGAAGCATGGAAACATAACTTTGCTCAGTTAGAACCAAAAGAAAAGTTTATGTATCTAATACAACAAAGTAAAGGTGTTGTTAAATTAGATGAGAAGACACAGAGAATACAAGGTTATAGAGTTTATGGTTGTGTAAGTCAGGTATGGGTATTACCATCATTAAAAGGTGATAATATGATACTAGAAATGGACGCAGACTCACATGAAGCAAGAGGAGTTGTTTACATACTTAAAAATATTTTCTCAGGTCATACGCCGAAAGAAATCATTGAGTTTAATACACATGATATTATGGACATTGGTTTTTTAGATGTTCTATCTATGGGAAGAGTTGACGGTACTTATGCAATTATACAAGCAATCAAAGCTTATGCAACAGACACACAACAAATAATTGATGAACAGTCTGGTATTGTTAATACAGAGAGTGTATATAAACCAGGTAACGCTACTAACAAAGATTACTTCAAGGACTTTAAAGACGAATAATGAAAACAATTAAAGAAGTCAACACAATGTTACAAGAGGGAGTGTACGATCCAGGTATATTCAAAGCTTTCTTTTTAGCAGGTGGTCCAGGTTCGGGCAAGACTTTTATTACACAATCAGCATTTGCTGGTACAGGATTGAAAGTAGTTAATTCGGATACAATCTTTGAAAGAAGTTTGTTAAAGGCAAATTTATCATTAAAAATGCCAGACCATGAAGAATACTTTAGAGACATTGTAAGAAGAAGATCAAAACTTACAGCAGGTTCTCAATTGGAACAATATGTACAAGGCAGATTAGGATTAATCATAGACGCAACAGGTAGAGATAAGACAGTTATTACAAGACAACACTCTATGTTAAAGGCGATTGGCTATGATACGTATATGATCTTTGTAAACACAAGTTTAGAAGTTGCACAACAAAGAAACTTAAATAGACCTAGGTCTGTACCTGAATACATTGTACAGAATAGTTGGAACAAAGTACAACAAAACATTGGTAGTTTTCAAACTACATTTAAACCAATGAACATGTTAGTTGTTGACAATAACAGATCAGAAAAAGAACTTGTCACTAATACGGTAGCTACAGCAAGTAAATATATTAGAAGACAAATAAGTAGAAATCCAGATAACTATCTTGCTAAACAATGGATAGCAAAAGAACTAGAGGCAAAAAATTCACTGGCAAAGATGAGAAAATGATAACAAATTTTAAAGACTACATAATCAAAGAAAGTATTATAGATATACCTAGAAGAACATATGCACCAGCTGTGTTTGATAATGCAGATACTAAAAAACCTACAATAAAAAAGAGTGTTCTAAAACAGATTGACGATCAAATCTTTCAGTTTAAAAAAGAATATCCTGTTTTAAAGGTTGCTTTAATCGGTTCAATACTAACACATAGATATAGAAATGACGCAGACTTGGACATTAATATACTGTTTGATATACCAAAAGAAAAACAAGAACAAGAAAGAGTTGACCTTTCTCAAAAGTATTTGTCAGCAAAGAACCCAAAAAATATTCAAGGTAAATTAATACCAGGTACACAACACCCTATTAACTATTACTTTATTACAGATGAAGAAACTTACGATGATCAAAACAAAAAAGCAGACGCAGTATTTGATATAACAAATAATAAATTTGTTAAGAAACCTGACGACTTTGTATTTGATACTAATCTATATGTACAAGAGTTTGAAAGAAAAGTACAAGAGTTAGACGTAGTTAAAGGTGAATTAAAAAGAGACATTATAGATTATAATGAATTAACAGAATTAAAACCTAACGACATTTTAAATCTACAAGAAAAGATTAATGAAAAGTTAGATGAAATAGAAGATAGTATTAGTGACATAATTAAAATCGGAGATGTTGTAGACGCCGAAAGAAGATCAGCATTTAATACTGACATGTCACCAGATGAAATTAGAAAATTCGGTGTTAAGAATAGATTACCTAAAAATGTTATCTATAAGATGTTAGAAAAATACCATTACTTAAAGTTCTACAAAAAATGTAAAATGATTTTAGATGATGGTAAAGTTACAGACGATGAAATTAAATCTTTAAGAATAGAAGACGTTGATGGTATGAGTGCAGAATCAATTGCCTCAGCATGGTCTGATATAATTAGAAGAACAATTAAGGCACCTAGAATGAAAGCCGGTATTGAACTGTACATGAAATATCTAAAGCAAGGTATGAAAGACGCCAAGAATAAGGCAGCTCAACATGCTGGTATAGATTACAATGAATTTGGTAAGGCAGTGACAGACGCCGGGTTACCTGAACAAGTTACTGAAGCAGTCGTTGTCACTAAAGAAGTGGCATTTACATTTGGTAGATTTAATCCACCTACAATAGGTCACGAAAAACTTATTAAGAAAGTTGCTCAGGCAGCCAGAGATTATAAAGTATTTTTAAGTAGAAGTGAAGATACTAAAAAGAATCCATTATCTCCTAGTGATAAATTATCTTACATGAAAAAGATGTTTCCTACACACGCAAGAAACATAGAGATTAATAAATCAAATATGATATTAGATATTGCTACTACGTTATTTAAGAAAGGTTACAATGTTCTTAAAATGGTTGTAGGTAGTGATAGAGTAAGTGAGTTTAAAGGTATACTTACAAAATATAACGATGTACAAAGTAGACATGGTTACTATGATTTTAAAAAGATAGAAGTTATATCTGCCGGTGAAAGAGATCCGGATGCCGATGGTGCCTCTGGTATGAGTGCAAGTAAAATGAGAGCTGCAGCTGCCAAAGGAGACTTGAAAGATTTTGCAAAAGGTTTACCAAGAGGTGTAAACGCAGACGCATTAATGAAAGATGTTAGAAAAGGAATGAACATCAAAGAAGAAATTCAAAACAATAAACCAACAATGAGTTTGGTTGAATTTGAACAACAACAAATAAGAGACCTTTATTTAAGAGACATGATCTTCAACATTGGAGAACAAGTTACCTATGTCAAAGAAGATATGCAAGGTACAGTTAAAAGAAAAGGTACAAATTATATTGTCCTAGAAGACAATCAAAACAATTTACACAAATGCTGGATATGGGATTGTATTCCTATCGCAAGTGACAAAGAGGTTGCAGTGAGAGAACATAACTTAAACGTAGACTATGGTTTTAAAGCCGTTTCAGAGGATACCTTTAAGGAACAGAAATACAAAAAGATATTTGGTGATTTAAAGAAAGAGATCCGTATGAAATTTGAGAAAGAATCGTATGAAATAGGCGCCGACTATGCCAATCATACTAAAGAAATGACACCTGGTGAGAAACCAGACGCTAAACCTATTGACGCCAAGCAAAGAGGTTACCCTACACAACCAGATTTAGATACAAAAATATCTGAAATAAATGTAAAAGAATGGGCTTCTTCAGGTGAAACAATAGATAAATATAAACAAAGATTTAAAGAGGAATGGAAAGTAAAGCTTGATCAGGCTGTGACAAAAATGATTAATGACTTATAGACCACCCAAACAAAGGAATAAAATGAGCAGCTATAGAAAAACAATGGGAGAGGCAATGCAGGAAGTAAATGCATTTAGCCAAGAACGACAAGATAAGAATTTATTAGAGAACGTTCTAATGGGTACTCTTAAAGATAATCAATTGGCCAACCTTAAAAAAGTATGGGCAAATAAATCTATGAAAGATGTAACACCGGGTCTTAAAGCTACAATAGCTAAAATGGACATGCCTACTAAAGTTGCAATCGCAGGTGCAGAAATTAATGTACTTAAAGATATAGTATTTAAAGAAGAAGACGCTTACGATAAAGACGATGAGAAACCAAAGACTAAACCTAAACCTAAAAAATTACAGGCGTCTTATGAAGAAGTAGAACTACAAGCAATACTAGACGAAAAATTTACAGTGCAAATTACCAAAAAAGATGGTTCAACAATGGAACTAGGAAGATATAATACTTCACATGAAGCACAAAGATATGTTGATATGTATGGTAAAGGTGCTAAGGTTGTTAAAGAAGAAAATTTCCACGAAGGCAAGATGAGCCAGATATATGCAATGGATCAAGATGGTGCAAGTGCAACCGAAATTGCCAAAGCATTAAAAGTTTCAACAAAAACAGTTGAAGATATACTTGGTGAAGATAAAAAAGATTTAGATGAGTCTTTTTCTCCTGCTATGTTACAAAAATTAAAAACTGAATTTGGTCCTTTAAAAGGCAAAACAATTAACGCTGCTCAGGCAAGACAGTTGATGAATATTTTAGATAAATTAAATGATAAAGGTTTAGAAACTTTAAAAGGTGCAGGTATACCTTTTGTTTCATCTGGTGCAATGTCTAAACTTTCAGTAAGAAATATGAAATGGAAAGTAACTACAATGAATCCAATGAAAGAAGAATCTTATACAGTAAAATATGTAGACCCTTTAAATAAAAAGAATTTACGTATGAAACATGCTGATAAGAAAGACGCACAAGATATGATGGATAGATTGAAAAAAGATGGTGTTAAAGAGATAGAGATAGTATCAGAAACAGTATCTAAATTTTCAGATCAACAGATTAAACA